TCGCCGGAGGCGCGCCGCAAGACTTCGTCCTGCGAGACGCCGAGAAAGCTCGCGGTCTGCGCCGCTTCCAACAGTTTCATCTGCCGCTCGCCCTTCAGCATGCGCGAGACAGCCGAGGGCGCGAGGCGCAGATGCCGCGCCAGATCGGCTTGGCTGAGCCCCGCGCGATCGAGCTGGGAAAGAAACCAGGCAGTGTCCATGTCGCAACCCCCCACAGCAATGATGCGCAATTGTCTCATTGACATTCGACTGAGAGACAATATATGGCTGTAATGCTGGAATAACAAGAGCGCGCCGCAAGGAGGTGTCATGCGACCGGCCGACCCAGAGGATTCCGGCTGCGCCTTCCCGCTCGGCGCCGATGATGCGCCGATCCCGTGCGGAGCGCCGCGCCGGCCTCGATCAAGCTTCTGTCCCGAGCACCATGCGCTCTGTCATGTGCCGCCGGGGAGCCGGAGCGAGCGGCGGGCTTTCGCCGAAGAGGAGGCCTTGGCGCGCGCCGTCGGCGGCCGCCTTGGCGTCGAAGCGCGCGAGCCGCCCGAAGCCCTGCTGCGCCGGCTCGACCGCATCACCCGGCTCTTTTTTTGCTCCGAAGGTTCACGTTATGTTCCAAAAGGAGGAAATATGCCAAAGCGGATCGTGAAGCGTCCCGAGAAGAGAGAGCCCGAGAACCAAGAGCAGGGCGGCGATCTTGGCCCGACCCCGGAGCGGCTGCAGCACGGCCCGGTCGAGGCCATGCCGCGGGCCATTGCCGACAGTCTTGGCCGGCTGTCCCGGCCCTACCGCGCCGTCGATACGCTCCAGATCATGGAGCGGCGCGGCTCGATCACGCCGGCCATGCGCCAGGCCGGCGAGGATTTCCGCGCCCGCTTCACCGTGGCGCAGCTCGACCCGTTGCGCGCCCTCGATACCGCGCATCTGCGCATCGCCGAACTCGGCCCCAGCCCGGACCAGGCGGCGCCCGGCCCCCGTATCGAGGCGGCGCGCACGACGGTATGGCAGGCGATCCAGGCGGTCGGCGGCATCGGCTCGCCGGCGGGGTCGTGCCTCTGGCACGTGCTCGGCTGGCAGCGGAATTTGCGGGAATGGGCCTTGGAGCAGGGCTGGAGCGGCCGCCGCGTCAGCCCGGAAGCCGCTTCCGGCATCCTGATCGCGGCGTTAGGCGCGCTCGAATCGCACCGCATGCGACAACAAAATTGTGGTTTCTGCATTCTTCACTTGACAAATCCGGATTGATGTGGTACGACTCAGGCACACTGCACAATCCGGATTGAAGAGATGGCCGAGCCCCAAGGGCCTCGGCGGGACGGGCCGGCTCATGCCGGCCCGTTGCCGTTAGAGGAGGTCGCCGAGCGCGCCGCACGCCTCGGCGTCACACTGGACCGCGTGCTTCAGGCGCTTGCGTGGATCGCATTCGGCGACATCACGCGCGTCGTCAGTTGGGACACCGAGACGCTGACGATGACCGCCTCCGGCGATCTCGATGAGGCCGACAAAGCCGCCGTCGCCGAGATTATCGCATCGGCGAAGGATCAGAAGATCTATCGCGTGAAGATGCACGACAAACCGTCGGCGCTCGCCTTGCTGCTCCGGTGGCTCGACAAGCTGGAGAAGCTGAAAGGCGAAGCGAGCAACGGCGAGCAGGACGACGATGACGGAGAGGACCCCCGCGAGTTCCTTATCCGCGAGCTTACTCGCATCCGAGCTCGACGAGCGGGAACTAGCGGAGCTCTGCCGACCACTGCCGAAAGCGAAGGCGCGGAGGCTCCAGTACCTATGGGAGTTTTGGGACCCGCATAAGGGTCAAATCCCGCCGCTAGGCGATTGGCGCATCTGGTTGCTCCTCGCCGGCCGCGGCTTCGGCAAGACCCGCACCGGCGCCGAATATGTCCGGGCGCAGATCGTCGCGAGACGCGCCCGCCGCATCGCGCTTGTCGCGCCGACCGCGCTCGATGCGCGCAGCATCATGGTCGAGGGCGAGAGCGGGCTTTTGTCGATCGGCCCGCCGCAGGAGCGGCCCGAATACGAGCCGTCCCTGCACCGGCTGACCTGGAAGAAATATGGCGCCGTCGCGACCCTGTTTTCGGCCGACGAGCCGAACCGTCTGCGCGGCCCGCAGCACGATCTCGCCTGGTGCGACGAGCTTGCCGTCTGGCGCTACCCCGCGGCGTGGGACATGCTGATGTTTGGATTGCGATTGACTGGTCCGGGGGGCAGCGATCCGCGATGCGTCGTCACGACGACGCCGCGCCCGATCAGATTGATCCGCGAGCTCTTGGCCGACCCGACCGTCGCCGTCACGCGCGGCAAGACGGCCGATAATGCGGCGCATCTCGCGCCGGCTTTTCTGGCGCAGATCGTGCGCCGCTACGAAGGGACGCGGCTCGGCCGCCAGGAATTGGATGGCGAGTTGCTCGACGACATGCCGGGCGCGCTGTGGACGCATGCGCTGATCGATACCGCTCGCATCACCGCGCGCCCGACTTTGGTGCGTGTCGTCGTCGCCATCGATCCGGCGGTGACATCGGGCGAGCACGCCGACGAGACCGGCATCATCGTCGCCGGCCGCGACGCCTCGGGGCACGGCTATGTGCTGGCGGACGAATCCGCGCATTGCGCGCCGATCGAATGGGCAAGGGCGGCGATCCGCGCCTACCATGCGCACTGCGCCGACCGCATCGTCGCGGAGATCAACAATGGCGGCGAGATGGTCGAGGCGATGCTGCGCACCGTCGATCCGAATGTGCCGTTCGCCGCCTTGCATGCCGCGCATGGCAAGGTGGCGCGCGCCGAGCCGGTCGCGGCGCTCTACGAGCAGGGCAGGGTGCATCATCTCGGCGCCTTCGCCGCGCTCGAGGACCAGATGTGCGCCTTCAGCGCCGATTTTGACCGCGAGCGCGCCGGCTATTCGCCCGACCGCGTCGATGCGCTCGTCTGGGCCCTGACCGAACTGTTTCTTCACCCGCTGCCCGGCAGCGCCTTCTTCGAACTGACGCGCCAGCAGGCCGCCTCGCAACCGAAGGACTGAGTCATCCGTGCGCCAAGCGCGCAACAGAACAACGCTTTACCGCGGAGGCAGCAGGTTTCGCAGAGGACGTAGCGGAGCTGACCTCTACGCGTTTCAAAATCCCCGTGGCCGGGTTTATCCCGGCCACCCACGTCTTTGTTTGGCCGCTCGAAGACGTGGATGCCCGGCACAAGGCCGGGCACGGGGTATGGACTTGTCCGGGATGCCATTGCGTAGCTCTGCGAGACCACCGCGTCCTCCGCGATAAAGCGTTTTTCTCGCCGTCTCACCGCCTCTTTGTTCAAAAGGAATTACGATGACGCTCCTCGTAAAGGACGCCAACACAACCGTACAATCGCTTGCGACCGTCGCCGATGCGAACGGCAATCTCCTGCCGGCGCATGCGTCCGCATCGACAAACGCGCAAGGCGTCGCCGCGCCGGTCGGGCCGCAGAACCCGCTGCCGGTCGTCAACACCGCCGGCAACGCGGCGAGCGACGGCAGCGGCACGCTCGCGGCCGGCGGCTCGGCGCAGACCTTGTTCGGCGGCGCGGTGCCGGCGAACGGCTTCCTCGTGCAAAACAATTCCTCGGCCGCGCTGTGGATTTCCGATACCGGCGCCGCATCGAATGGCGGCGCCTCGATCCAGCTCGCGCCAAACGGCGGGATCTTTATGACCCCGTCCGGCTACAAACCCGCCGGCGCGGTCAGCCTTTACGGCGGCACGACCGGCCAAGCCTTCGCCGCCCGCCGCTGGTAGCCGTTCCGCGGCATAGCACGGGTATCGGTAATTCTTGAATCGGGAGCCAGGTGTCAGGAGACAGGAATGAGGATCACCTCTGTCACAATCAGTGCCGTCACCCTGCTCGCTGCCATCTGGCTCCCGACCCCCGCGCTCGCGCAATCGCCCGGCAATTTCTCCACCCTCTCGACGACCGGCGCCGCCACCCTCAATGGCGATGTCCTGATGTGCTCCGGCCATCCCTGGCTTGATGTGCGCTGCCCCGGCAATGCCGGCGGCGCGCTCGGCGACGGTGCGCATGACGACACCGCCGCAATCCAGGCCGCGATCAACACCGGCGTCGCCAACAACTGGCCGGTGCACATCCCGTCCGGCACCTACAAGATCACCTCGCGAGTCACGGTCGATTACGCCGGCCAGAGCGGCAAGGGCTTCCGCCTGATCTCCGAGGGCGCGACATTGGACGGCCGCACGATCGCCTCGGGCGACGTCCTGCGCGTCGAATGCAGCGGCGGCACCCCTTTGAGCCCTGCCAATTGCTTCTATTTCCGCGCCGAGGGCACGCTGTTTATCAACGCCTCCACACCGGATTACGCCGTCCGCATCGGCAAGCCCGATTTCTCCGACGCGCACAATTCGATCAAGCTCGACCACCTCGTCGTCAACAACGCCTCGACCGCATCCGCCGCCGGCGCGTTGCAGCTCAATTACGTCCTCGACAGCGATATCTTCGCGATCGCCGACTCGGCCGGCGGCGCCGCCGGTCTCGCGCTCGAGCAGGTGCAGTTCTCGCGCATCTCGGGCGCCGGCACCGCCGCGGCCACCGGCGGCACGGCGCTCCTGCTCGAAAACGGTTTCAACTTCGCGAATACGGTCTTTGCCTTCGACATGGAAGCCTCGCCCACCTGCCTCGGCATCACCTTCCCGCATGACGGGCAGAACAGCTTCGTGTCGCCCTATTTCGCCTGCGCGACCGCGGTCAACGCGACCGCCTCGAACCGCAACGTGCTGATCAACCCGACCTATGCCGGCTCGGTCGTCAATCGCGGCCCGCAATCCACCGGCATCCAGATCGTCGGCACCGGCAACCGCGAGCAGTGGCAGTTCCCCTCGGCCGCGAGTTACACGGCCGCCGGTATCGACGACAAGACCGTGCTGTCTTCCTTCAATGCGCCGGGCGTTTCGCTCGCGGTGACATTGCCCGCGCCGGCCGCGGTCGGCGCCGGCTGGTCGATGGGGTTTGCGACCGATAACGGCAAGGGTCTCACCGTCACCGCGCCGTCGGGCAATATCCTGTCCGGCGGCAAGGCGCTCTCTTCCGTGACACTCGGCCCCGGCAATTACGAGTTCGTCCAGCTCGAATCCGACGGCAACAATTTCCGCATCGTGTCGGGCACCCGCAACACGCTCGCGACAAACGGCATGCAGAGCCGCGATTGGCCCGGCAACTGGCTCTACCCCTCGACCCCGGGCTACGCCGCCGCGCTCGGCGATAACGGAAATGTCCTGTCGAGCTACAACACGGCGTCGGGCCTTACCGTCACCCTGCCGTCGACGACAAATCTGCCCTCGGGCTGGTCGATCGGCCTCGCGACCGATCAAGGAAAGCCGCTCTCAGTGCAGGTCAACGCGACCGCCGGCGGGCACATCCTCTATCCGCTCGCCAACGCCGCCGCGCAAACGACGCTGAGCCTCGCCGGCAATCTCTACGAATACGTCACGCTGCAATATGATGGCACCGGTAATTTTCGCGTCGAGCAGGTGACGCCGGCGACCGCGCAGCAATTGGGCCTTGCCGGGATCGGCGGCATCACACGTTGGGTCTTTCCAAGCGTCAGCGCTTACAGCGCCGCCGTCATCGACAACGGCAGCGCGATCTCGGCCTTCAACTCGCCGCTTGCTTTTCTGAGTGTCACCCTGCCCTCGGTCAATACGATCAATCCGGGCTGGACCCTCGCGGTCGCCAACGACAACGGCAAGACCGCCGCCTTGCAGGTCAACCCGACAAATGGCGGCCACATTCTGTTTCCGGGCAGCGGCACCGCGGCCGGCTCGGTGCAGCTCGCCGCCGGCAATTACGAAATGGCGCTCGTGCAGTTCGACGGCTCGAATTTTCGCGTGCTGCAGGTGAGCCCGGTCAGCGCCGCCGCTATCGGCCTCAGCGGCACGACATGCCTGCCGCGTTGGAATTTTCCGTCGGTCAGCACCTACGGGGCCAGCCCCGCGGATTGCGGCTTGACCCTGTCGAATTACAACACGCCGATCGCGAGCCTCACCGTCACCCTGCCCTCGACGACCGCGATCAGCGCCGGCTGGTCGATGTCCTTTGTCACCGATAACGGCAAGAGCCTGACTGTGCAGGTCAACGCCGCGTCGGGCGGCCAGATCCTGCTGCCCGGGACCCGCGGCGCGCAATCCGCGCTGACCTTGTTTCATCAGAATTACGAGCTCGTGACCTTGCAGTTCGACGGCTCGAATTTCCGGATCGAGACGACGAGCCCGGCCACCGCCTCGGCCAACGGCATGTTCCCGGCGATCGGCACGCCCGCGACCAGCTCGGCCGCGTGCCAGACCGGCCAGCTCCAGTTCGACTCGAACTACCTCTACGCCTGCACCGCGCCCAACACCTGGAAACGCACCGCCCTGTCCAGTTTCTAGGGTGTATGGGCTTGCACCAAAGGCCGGTTGGTGCCTCCATTGCCTGGCACACAAGCCCGAGATGCCCGATGTCCGGAAGAGGAACACACTATCGCTCGCCGCTGATTTTGCAGTTGGTGAAGAACAGCGAAGACCAGCAGACCGATGATGCTGAACAAAATTCTGAGCAACCTGACCGTCGTCTGCAGCTCTTCACGCGGCAATCGACGGAAGAGGTCGACTTCGGTCCGGTCATGGAATGGGTTGGGGTGTTCTTCCAAGTTTTTTGGCTGGCCGTGTTTTCCGGCAGTTGTTTGTTGGTATGGGTATTTGTCTTGAAGCTGGCCGGCTTCTAACGAGTTAAAGCGGCCGCGAAGCGGCCAAAAGAGATAAAGCTTCATCGCAGAGGACGCAGAGGATGCGCGAAGGTACGCGAAGGCGCATCAGCCGCACCGCCGTCTTCGCGTCCTCTGCGTAGCCTCTGCGTCCTCCGCGTTAAAGCGTTCGCTTCCTGTGCGCCGAATGGCGCGCCTTTCTCGCTGTCTCGCCGCCTCGTTGTGAACCACTTACATCAGGAGCATCGACCAATGCCCGATGGCGGCAAACGCACGCCTCTCGCGCTCTCGTACAGCTGGGGCCAATCGGCATTCGAGGCGCAATTTGCCGCCACCTTCGAGCCGGCCCGCGGCATCTTCTCGCCCGGCATCCCGCTTGCGCCGCCGCAACCCGAGCGCACCCGCGTCTTCGACTTCCCGGTCGGCATCAACACGATCACGGCGCCGCGCGCCTATGAGCCCGTCTCCTTCACCGAATTGCGCGCGCTCGCCGATGCGCATGATTTGACCCGCCTCGCGACCGAAACCCGCAAGGACCAGATCGAGAAGCTCGATTGGGCGATTAAATCGAAAAACGCCCGCCGGCCTACCGCCGACGCGCATTCTCGCGCGGAGCGCCTCGCGCAGTTCTGGCGCCGCCCCGATGGCGAGCGCCCGTTTGCGACCTGGCTGCGCGCGCTCCTCGAGGATCTTCTCGTGCTCGATGCGCCGGCCCTCGAAATCCGCCGTAACCGCGCCGGCGAGTTGATCGGCCTCGATGTTGTCGACGGCGCGACAATCAAATTGCTGATCGACGACACCGGCCGCCGCCCGCGTCCGCCGGCGCCCGCCTACGAGCAGATGATCCACGGCCTCCCCTGGCGCCTCCTCACCGCCGACGAGCTCCTCTATTTCCCGCGCAACCCGCGCCCGCACAAGCTCTACGGCCTCTCGCCGGTCGAGCAGATCGTCATGACCGTCAACATCGCCTTGCGCCGCCAGGCGATGCAGCTGCACCACTTCACCGAGGGCAATGTCCCGCCCGGTCTCCTCAACGCGCCCGAGGGATGGAATGTCGAGCAGATCCGGCAATTCCAGGAATGGTTCGACTCGGTGCTCGCCGGCAACACCGCCTCGCGCTCGCGCTTGGTCTGGGGTCCGGCCGGCACGAAATACCAGCCCTTCAAGGAGGCGCCCTACAAGGACGAGTTCGACGAATGGCTCGCGCGCATCGTGTGCTTTGCGTTCTCCTTGCCGCCGACGCCGTTTATCCATCAGATCAACCGCGCCACCGCCGAGCAGGCGCAGGAGGCCGCGCTCGCGGAAGGTCTCGCGCCGTTGATGGGCTGGGTGAAGCGCCTCGCCGACCATGTGATCCAGGACCGCATGGGCCACGCCGATCTCGAATTCGGCTGGGTCGATCTGCGTCCGGCCGACCCGGCCGAGCAGGCGACGATGTTCGACATCTATCTGCGCAACGGCGTTTACACGGTCAACGAGGCGCGCGACATCCTCGGCATGGAGGCGATCGCCGGGATCTAAGTAAGGACGAGCCGCTCGGTTTGTTGGCCGCAGGAAATTCAAAACATGGAGACACGGAGGTTACGCAGAAGAAATTGTCATTGCGGCGCGTCGACGGGCAGACTCGCAATGACAGCGCGCATTCACTCCGTGTTCTCCGTGCCTCCGTGGTGAAATTTTTTCGTCTCGCTGTCTCGCTGTGAACCGACTGTTCCGACACTGAGCTGACCAAAGGAAACACCGCATGACGCGTTTATCGCGCCGCCCTCGGGCGGCGTTTTTTATGGCCGCATTACTGCTTGTGCCCGCGGGATTTTCCGATGCCGCGCAAATCGAGGTCCCGGCGTATCGCGCGCTCGGCGCAGCCGAGGCGATGGCCTCGCCCGCCCAGAGCGGCAGCGATTACAGCGCCAACGCGCCCTCGCTCGCGGGCCTCTCCTTGCTCGCGACGATCCCCGCCGCGACGCAGCCGCGCCTCGGCTATCTGATCCAGGCGCAATGCGCCGCCGGGCTGACGCTCGCGCTCGACGATGCGGCGGGCGGGCTCGCGCCGACCCTCGTCGTGCTCGCCGGTCCGTCGACCAATGGCGGACAGGGCGGCTCCTTATCGATGGCCGGCATGCCGCATACCGGCCGCATCCGCATCTATTCGAGCTCCTCTTCGTGTCAGATGGCCGCGAGGGTTTGGTGATGACAACCGTCAGTCTCCTCGCTCTGCCCTGTGCGCTGCTCGCATTGTCGTTGCCGTTGCCGGCGCGCGCCGATGTCGGATTGCCGCCGGCGATGTCGCGGGATGCCGCCAACGCGACTCTGCCGGCCGCGCGCAACAATCTCGGCCTCGTGCCCGGCGCGGCGTCGGGGATCATGCCGTCGTCGATCACGATTGCCGGTAGCCCCACGGGCTACGCGATCGGCGAGGTCGTCACGCTAACTTGCGCCGGGTGCACGTTCACGACCAACCCGGTTGTCGTCGTCTCGGCCGTCTCGGCCGGCGTCCCGACCGCGATGCAGCTCCGCGTTCCCGGCGCGCTCACCCAGGCGCCCTCGGCCAGCCTGACCTTTACGCAATCATCGAGCACGGCTGCCGGGACGGGCCTACAGGTGACTGCTGCACTGGGGGTCATCGCCGCCGACATCTCGGTCGCTTCCCTGAACACCGCCGGTTCCGCCAATGGCAATATGATCCTCGGCGCCGAGACGCCGCTTTCGACCCTCTACGGCGCGGAAAACACCTTTATCGGCGACCGCGCCGGCGGCCATTTCGACACCTCCTCCACGGCCAATACGGCGGTCGGCCACAATGCGGGCGGCGTCGCCGGCGCCGGCACCGTTGTCGGCAGCTTCAATACCTTTGTCGGAGACGATGCCGGCCGCAACATCGCCGGCACGCCGAGCAGCAATACCGGGATCGGCACGAACGCCTTGCGGGTCGTCGCCGCCAACAACAACACCGCGCTCGGTTCCGGCACCGGCATCGCCGTTTCGAGCGGCACGAACAACGCGCTTCTCGGCCGCAATGCCGCCGCCGTCCTGGCGACCGGCGCGAAAAACACGGTCGTCGGCGACAGCGTCGCCTCGACGGCACTGGTCGGCGGCGGCAGCAATATCCTGATCGGCTATGACAGCAATGTCGATACGCCGGGCGCCAACACGACCGACATGCTGCAAATCCAGCGTTCGATCGCAGGGACGCTGACGAATGCCGCCAGTAACAACAACCCGTCCATTTGCGCGGTCGGGATGCCCTGCGTGCTTGGCGTGCTGCGCGGCGCGAATTTCAACGTCACGACCGATCAGTCTATCGCGATCCGGCCGTTGACCAGCAGCAATGTCGGGTTTATCGCCGGGGCGACCAAATACATCGTCACCGACATCTATGTGATGAACTGTTCGGCCTCGCTGACGACCGCCAAGGGCGGTTTCTACACCGGAGCCAGCAAAACCGGCACGATCATCGGCGCGACAACGACCGCCTTCACCAATTGCACCGGCGCGACGACGATGCAGCGCCTGTCGGGCCTCACCAACGAAGACACGAACACCTTTACCGCCGCGACCCTCAACCTGTCGCTGACCACGGCGCAGGGCGTCGCGGCGACCGGCGACGTCTACATCATGGGCTACCCGATCAACTGAGGTGCCGCGGACGACAGGTTCACAAAGCCAGCAAGTAAATTCCGGCGTCCCGGCGAAAGCCGGGACCCACTCATCCGAGTCACGAGAAGCTGAAAAGTGGATCCCGGCTTTCGCCGGGACGCCGAAGGGGAGCTTCCTGGTCTTCGTGCCTTCGTGGTGAATCCTCCTTTCTCACTGCCTACAGAGCATTGTAAATCAGGAGTCATCTTGATGCGGTTTTATTGGCCGATCCAAAAGCTCGATCACGAGCAGCATATGGTGTGGGGCTACGCCTCGACCGAGGCGGAGGACGAGCGGGCGAAGTGATCCGCCGCGACGCCCTCGCCGCGGCGCTCGAGGATTACATGCGCTTTGCCAATATCCGCGAGATGCACCAGCCCTCCGCGGTCGGCATCGCCGAGGAGGCCGCGATCGACCACAAGGGGCTCTATCTCGGCGCCCGCATCGTCGATGACGACGCCTGGCGCAAGGTCGTCGCCGGCGTCTACAAGGGCTTCTCGATCGGCGGCCATGTCACCGCGCGCGATCCCGCCGACCGCAACATCGTCACCGGTCTCGCGCTGAGCGAGATCTCGGTCGTCGACCGCCCGGCCAACCCCGAGGCGGTGTTCGATTGCTGGAAGCGCGCCGCCGTCGACACCTCCGCCGCTGACACGCTCAAGCGCCTCGATGAGCTGCCGGAAGCTTTGATAGCCCCGTGCCCGGACTTGTTCCGGGCACCCACGTCTTCGATCGGGCGCGACACCAAAGACGTGGGTGGCCGGGACGAGCCCGGCCACGGGGAACGGGGTGGCGATCGGGTGGGGGCAAGCCCGCGGAACGCCGGCGCTCCGGGCAGGCTGCGCGCGCTGCTCGCCGAGCTCTGCGAGCTGCTCGACTCGTTCTCCTCGGAAAACACCGACGCAATCGCCGCGCTCGCTCTCTCCGGCAGCCTGCGCAAATCGCGCCATGCTGAAACCGCCGAGCTGAGCACGACCGTCGCCAAGCTCGCCGACGACATCCTGCCGCGCCTCGACGCGCTGCAGCGCCGCGTCGAGGACATCGCACAAACACCCTTGCCGCCCCTGACCGTCGCCCGCGGCTTCTCCGCAATCGCCAAGCACGACGATGGCACCGCCGCCTTGGTCGCAACTGACGACATCGTCGCGGCGCTCGCCCGCATGAGTGACGAGGAACGCGCCTTGGCCCTTATCAAGGCCGCCCGCGCCACCCCGCTCCGCCCCGCCCGGTAAACACCGCGCCCTCCGCGGTAACGCGTTTTTCCTAATCCGCCCGGCTCTAGGCCGGGTTTTTTTATTCCAGCAGAAGGACCAACCGATGAACCCGACCCAGGACACCTTGGATCTCGTCAAAGGCGCGCTCGCCTCGCCCGACGACCGCATCACAAAAACCATCTCGGCCTCGACCGGCCTCGTCGCCTTCGATCTGCAGATGCCGGCGAAAAATCTCTACCCGTTTGTGACGCCGCTCAGAAATTCGATCCCGCGCATCGGCGGCGGCACCGGCACGGCGACAAATTGGCGCCAGGTGACGGCGCTTCTCGGTTCCGGCTTCGATGCGATGGGCTGGGTTCCGGAGGGCCAGCGCTCCGGCCAGATGTCCTACACGACCGCGTCCAAATCCGCGTCGTTTGTGACGATCGGCGAAGAGGACGCGGCCACCTACGAGGCGATCAGCGCCGGTCGCCATTTCGAGGACATCCAGGCGCGCATGACCTTCCGCCTGTTGCAGAAAATGATGCTGAAGGAGGAGATGGCGATCCTCGGCGGCAACGCGTCACTGCAGCTCGGCACGCCTGCGACGCCGTCGCTTTCCGCCTCCGGCAGCGGCGCGACTTTGCCGGCCGCGACCTATTCGGTCATTGCCGTCGCGCTGACCTTGGAGGGCTATCAGAATTCATCGCTCGCCGCCGGCATCGCGACCACCAAAACGATCACCGGCGCCGACGGCAAGACGTATGTCCTCTCCGGCGGTTCCTCGAACAAGAGCGCCAACGCCACGCAGGCGGTCACACTCGGACAAACCCTCTTCGCCAGTGTCACCGCATTGCAGGGCGCGGTCGCTTATGCCTGGTATGTCGGCGCCGCCGGCGCCGAGACCTTGCAGGCGATCACGACGATCAACAGCGCCAGCTTCGCGGCGCCGCTTACCGGCGGGCAGCAGGCCACCACCGCCGTCACCGCCGACAATTCGGCAAACCCCAACTACGCCTATGACGGCCTCTTGACCGCGGCGCTCAAATCCGGCTCCAACGCCTATGTCAAAACGATGGCGACCGGCGCCGCCGGCACCGGCACGGCGCTCACCGCGTCCGGGCGCGGCTCGGTCACCGAGATCGACGACATGTTCCAGCAGATGTGGAACCTCTACCAGGTGTCGCCGACCGTGCTCTACGTCAATGTGCAAGAGCTGAAGAACATCACCGCCAAGGTGTTGTCGAACGCGTCGGGCCCGCTCCTCAAATACGAGGTTTCCACCGACGGCAACCCCTACGATCTCGCCGCCGCCGGGGCGGTCTCGTTCTACTTCAACCCGTTCACCTTGAACGGCGGCCTCAAGATCCCGGTGCGCATCCATCCGCGCGTCCCGCCCGGCACGATCATCGGCTTTGCCGAGAACCTGCCGATCCAGTACCAGTCGAACGAGGTGCCGAATGTCGCCGAGGTGAAGACGCGGCAGGATTACTACCAGATCGACTGGCCGGTCGTGACGCGCCAGCGCCAGGTCGGTGTCTATGCGGAAGAGGTGTTGGCGATCTACGCGCCCTTTGCGATGGGCGTCATCACCAACATCGCCAACGGTTGATTCTTGGTTGGTGCGCCGACGCATCCGCGCCGGCTACGGCGCCGGCCCGCTCCCCCACCCGACCACCCAGCGGGCCGGCGCCGCCCTAAATCCGTCGTCCCGTGGGCCTTTAGCCCACGG